CGAGGAGCACCATCAGCAGCACGACGCACGCTCGTACTATGATCCGGGTCCCCGTGTTTTCCATGCTCAGAATCAGTCAATTGATATGCTTGATAAAATTTCAAAAGAAACTCTAATCATTGTATTTGCTGCGTTTTTCATTGGGCTGCTACTGGGGAAGTCATTGACTCCGGTGATTCTGAAGCACTAATTCCGGGTTGATCACCCAAAAAGGGAATAGTCGGAGATGTCAGGGCTGGTATGTACTGACCAGAATCTGGCATCATCATTATTGGACTACCCTTGATATCAACACCAACTACAGGTACCAGGTTGGATGTCATGGTAGGTACAGGAGGAAGCATGTCGCCTTCGGTTGAAACGTTGCTTTCCATCCCATACGCGTACATTCTTGCCGACCCTCCATCAGACTCGTGTGGTACGAAATCACCGTATATCACGTTTGATGAAGGATCGCCCTGAATAAAGTTTAAAATGGGATTTCCAGACTGAATCTGAAAATCCATACCCGCCATGTCTTTATATACATCAGTCTGATTGTCAATCTGGACGACGTTGCTCGTCGAATCTACGTACGGGAGGTTGTTTGATGTAGTCACCGTGTTGCCGACATCTTCCGTAAACGGGGGTTGTGTATTTTCATCACGCGGAGGAGCATACCCCTCTCTGCGTGCTGAAAGAAGCACCAGAATCAATACAAGTACCGCGAGCGCTACCCACAATGACCAGTGTACCTTCATCTATTCATTGTTTATGTTTTTTTTGGGGAGACGGACAAGGGGAGCGTTGCTCCCCTTGGACTCGGGACTCAACCAAGCAGTCCTGCAGCCGCACTGCCTGCGCCGGTGGGCTGCGATGCCGGACCGGCGTCAATCTGTACTGCCGGCGCCTTGGAACGCTCCTCCTCCTGCTGTACGCGACGACGCTCAATCTCATCTGAGATGCGGTCATCTGCAATCTTCACCAGGTCAGGCATATCCTTGCCTGGGTACTCCTTCTTCAGGTCATCAATGAGCTCCGCTGGGTGAGGAATGGGTGGTACGTCGGGGCGAGAGTAGTACTTGGAATTCTCATCTCCGGGCTCGATAAATGGCGTATCCGACCCCTCGATGGGCTTGGCCGTCATGTCACGCTTGCGTTTCTCAAACATAGCCGCCGCCTGACGCTGGTTGTCGCGGTACTTGCTCATAATCTCCTCGAGCTTATCATTCTGATAGTGGACATTGTCAATCTGGAGACGGTCCGGGGGAATCAGCAGCCACTTGTACATGTCGACGACGTAAATGTCTACGAGCGCATCCTCCTTCTGAAGACGCTTGGCGTGACTCTCAGCCTCATCCTTGGTGGAGAAGCACCCGCGGATCTTCAGACCCACCTGCTCATTCTTCTGAGGCATATCCGGACCGACGATGGAAATCAGCGCAAAAACCTGTCCTGGCACCGTCAGGTAATCCTGCTCGAGAGAACCCATTTAAAACTACAGGACGCCACTCTTTTAAGTAATGGAGCAACTCCGTAAACGCCACAACCAGGCGAAGCGTGACATGATCAATCACTGGGTCCGCCCAGATTCATACATTCTCGATTGTGGGTGCGGTCGTGGAGGTGATTGGCACAAATGGAAGGCTGTGCGTGCTCGGGTCGCTGCCATTGATCCAGACGGGAAATCCCTCCAGGAAGCAGAAGAGCGGGCATTCGACATCGGCCTTGGCGTGTGGTTTTTGGGTGCCGGTGACATTCGCCAGGCGGCGTTTGCAGGTCCGTTTGACGTGGTGTGCTACAACTTTTCAATCCAGTACATTTTCGGTGAACACTTTGAACAAAGCATCAAGGCTATCAAACTCGCAGTCAAGCCAGGAGGATACCTCATCGGCATCACACCCGAAAAAAGTATGATTGAAAATGCCAAGAGTCCAGACTCACTCGGAAATGTGTTTGAGGTTCACGGTGACAAGGTGCTCATGAGTTTGACGGATGGCCCGTTTTACGCAGACGGACCCAAGTACGAACCGTTGTTGGACGGAAACATCCTTCGTCAGGTGCTCGAACCCGAGTTTCGATGCGTCGCGTGGGGACCTATCACTCCAGAACCGACGGGTCTCGTCACCGACATTTATGCACAGTTTGTTTTTCTACGCTTAGATCAGTAGATGGCGTCCAGTGTGATACAGACAGGACTGCTCATCGTGACCCTCGCGGTTGCAGCATGGAGTAGTCGCCGTGAAGCACCACTCATGACTGATATTCGCCAGCGCTATGACGTGCTGCTGAATCACCTCAAAAGCACAGAGGTTGTCGACCCGAGGTTCGCTCGCCTCAGGAAACGGTGTATCCTCACTGGTATTCATGGGTCTCGGATGAACCGGGGTACCATAGGCTATAACGTGAATAAAGGGTATGAAATTTACATCTGCCTGGACAAGGATGATATAAACTCGGCTATGAATGTACTTATTCACGAACTGGCTCACGTCACAGTCGATGAGTATGACCATTCCCCTGCATTTTGGGAGTCGTTCAAAGACCTGAAGGCGCTCTGTAAAACACTGGGCATTTATACACCAATCGACGGGTCGCTCGAGTATTGCGGTATTATGATTCAGGACTAGTTTTTTTCTCACGCCATTGTAAATGTCTGGTGGTATCGTTCAGCTGGTCGCAACCGGCGCTCAGGACGCATGGCTGACTGGTAAGCCGGAGGTTTCTTTCTACCGTTCCAGCTACAAGCGTTACACGCACTACGCCAACTCACCTGAACGCCAGCTGATCCAGGGTAACCCCTCGGCTGGCAACATCTCCACGATCCGTCTGGAGAAGAAGGGTGACCTCATCAACTACATGTACCTGATTGCCAGAGATTCAACTGGTGCTCTGATCCCAGGTATTAACTGGACCAACGTCATTGACAAGGTGGAGCTGCTCATCGGTGGCCAGATTGTCGACACACAAGACATCACCTGGATGTCCAACGTCGAGGCGGTGACTGGCGCGCAGAACTTCTCCCAGCGCTACCTCAACAACAACACCGCTGGTCCCAACAACATCACCAACGGGTTCCTGCCTTTCAAGTTTTTCTTCTGCAAGGACTGGAACGTGTCCCTGCCACTGGTGGCTCTCCAGTACCACGACGTCGAGATTCGCATCACGTGGAGCACGACTCTGGGCTCAACTCTGGCACTGACTGGTCTGCCGGCGACTGCTGCATACTCCTCGTTCCAGTATGAGGCCTGGACCAACTTCGTCTACCTCGACCAGGCGGAGCGCGAGTACTTTGCTAGCACGCCCATGGACCTGCTGATTACCCAGATGAACCGCATTCCCATCGCAACCACCAACATGCAGGAGCTGGCTCTGGCTCACCCCATCAAGTTCCTGGCATTTTCCGCCAACAACTATTCTGCGGCATACAGCACCGGTGCCACGCAGATCCCAGCCATCAACTACCAGTTCAAGACGCAGATTAACGGCGTGGACATTGGCGACTCGCGCTCCATGTTCCAGTGGATCGACGTGCCCCAGTACTACCACACACCTTTCGGCTACAACCACAACAACGCTACGGCCAACGTCGCGCTTATTTCCTACTGCCTGGACACGTCAAAGCTTCAGCCGACTGGCACGCTGAACTTTTCACGCATCGATACGTTCCGCATCGTCGCACCAGCTGGCGTCTCACTGAGCACACTGGCTGGCGGCAATGGTCGCTACTTTTACGCGATGAACTATAACGTCCTGCGCATCAAGGATGGCATGGGCGGGCTTCTGTACTCGAACTAGAAATTGATAACAAAATGGTTATTTCTTTGGTGGAGGCTTGGCGAATTTGTGAACAATGAAAAAAATAACAGCCGCGATGAAAGCGGTCGCGATCATACCCGTCGCTGACAGGTTCCCTGAATCGCTCATAAATTTAGGAATTAGATCCGCCAATTTGTTCTGAACCGGCTTGGAGAATGCAGCGACTGCGGCAACGCCCGCGAGAGCAGCATTCAACTGGTCGTCAGTCAGACCAAATGGGTTTTTCGAGGAAGAGGATGAAACTGGGCCAGCAGACGCGTTGTCCAGGCTCAGCGCAGCCACTCTGTTGTTCTGTGGGTTCTTGTACGGGCCGCCCATCGAGGGTCCCATGTCGAAATCAGCACTCGGCACAACATCGGAAATTGGCGTCGAGAAATCCATTTCTATTTGAGGAGGTTTTATTTCGGCTTTAAATAACTCGGGCTGCTCGATTGTGCGCGTCTGATACACCGGTTGAAGTTCCATTGGCG